TGTCATCTCAAAAGGAATATCAATCTGAGTGCAGTTTTTAAGTAGTAGATTTTGTTGCTTAGTCCAATCTTCTTGTTTGATGATTGGAAATTTATACAACAGACGCTCCATCACTCTTTGGTTGAATAGGTTGAAGTTATCAAACTCTGCTGTGCTAAGCTGTAACTCGGTGTCGTCTAGAGTTAAATACCAAAGGGGTGGGTCGCTTTTAAGCTGCACCAATGATCGGTTGTTTGGCATGAAGTCTTCTCCGCCGATACCGTATTTAGTCTGACCGCACTGTTTAGCGTCACAGAAACGGCATAGCGGTTCTTGCGCACACTGGTATTTATAGTCTTTCTTTTCATACGATGAAATGATTGCACCGAGTTCTCTGTCAGCAAGAGGCTCAGAGAACATCCTATTATACTTGTGGATAAGTTGCTTCCAGTCTGATGGGTAGGCTTTCTTTAGATAAACAATTACATTAGCTAAAGTAATGTTTCGGCTTTCGCTTTCTTGAGTGCGCTCGCTAAATATATAGTTGAGGCAAGGTGGTCCTTCTGGAAATATCTCAGAAGAAGCATTGGGCACGTTTAAGCTGTGAAACTGCTCAGACGTCATACGCTTGGCGTGGGCTGCTTCTATGAACTGATCGGGGTCAAGAGCCTCTCCTTTGTTGTTAAAGGCGTACTGAAGCGTAGGGTTGCCGCTATAGGGCATGTTGAGCCAGTTACCATACTTGGAATCATCTTTACGGTTACCAATTCTTGGCTGCTTTGGGTAAATTTCTGAAACACCTTGACCAAAGAATGCACTGAAAGCTTTTAGCTTATCAATCATATCCTTAGCTGCAACTGGTTCCGAAAGGAACAAGTAAACATGAGCCCCGCCTGATTTAGATCGGCATACTACAAAGGGTAGTGTGTGCTCATTTACTTTTTCGTTCAGCTTTTCAAGTGTGTCTTCTTTCTGGTAGACGTCTACGTCTAGTGCTCCCCAGAATACGGAGCTGTCTTCTTGCAAAGGTGTGCAGCCGATACGCTTTTCACCTTGAATATGTTCTTCCCATAAGCTTACGGTTACTCCGCTTTTTACTAGATAAGATTTAGAATCACATTTACCATCTCGATCTCTAAATTTCCCTGTAAGCTTCGTCTCTCCGTGTACATTTGGGTTACATTTGTATAGCTCCAAGAATTTTGTAGCTAGTTCTGTCAGTGTTGTCTTGTCGCTCATTATGGATAAAGGAGCCCAGCTCTCCGAATTGAGAGCTGGGCTGCGGTTTATTTAGAATATTTCTTCGTCAGTAGTCAAGGCTGGCGCACTTACAGGTGCAGAAGTTTGCAGCATAGGGGTATCTGCAGCTTTCTTTGATGTAAGTTCAGCAAGTTCAAGAAGATCTTCATCTGAGTCTACGTCAAGTGCTGATGGGGCACTAATCGTAAAGTTCCAGTAATCGTCATTGTTTTTGCTGGTTTCCATTACAGTAGCAAGCTCCCATTTCTGTGCAAACAGAGGGGGTACAACGCTAGTGTTTTCTGGGAAACGATACCGATTGATATCAGAAGTAAGCTTACGAGAAACTTTCAACTGAGACGATGTAAACGGGATCATTGCTTCTTCCCATACACCTTGGACTTCAATCAATACGAACCAGTAGCTTGTGTAACGTAGTTCATTATCTCCGAGCCATTCATCGTACTTTCGTTCACGACCTTTTTCGTAGTTGGGGTTACCTACAATGGTAAGAGGATGACTTCCTACGAAGCCACCGCCTTTGTTGCGGGGAATCCACTCAGTGTATACTGCTAAAGTATACACTGGTACGATGCTTGTTGGGTTTTCCAACAACGCTTTAGTCTTATTGAAGAAGAGATCTCCAGCTTTTGAGCCTTCGACGTATTCGTCTTTGTTTGGTTTGAGCTGTGGACTCAAGTCTTGTAGGATGCGGATGAAGGGCATTGCAGAACCTGAATCCAGATTCTCCGTTCCCATACCCGCTACTTTTGTCATATCATATGCCATAATTGTTCTTTCTTTTGTTCTTAGGTTACTTTGACTCGCTTACCTTGGTAGATACCAAAGGCTTCACGAGGTAGTGATTCTGCCAGCTCTGGGTTGTCCAGAGCATCGCGACAGAAAGATTTGAGAGTTGAGTGGTGGATTGTGACTTTTCTGTCAGCAACCACACTAAACGACTCCTCAATTAGATCTTTTATCTCTTGTGCAAGATCGTCTTGATCTCGACCTAGAGTGATACTAATTTGATTTTTGATGATGCTGTCGTTGTTAGTAGCGCGTAGCCAATCAAACGCAGCTTCAGAGTCTTTAATACGTGCATCAACAAACTCGTTAAGTACAATCTGTTTGCCATTTGAAAGACTTAGACCATCAATGCCCATAGTCTCTAGCATGGCTGGCAGGTGTTCTTCTGCGATTGTCTTACGTTTGTTTTTGAGAGCAGATAGAGCTTCTTCTGCAGCAGTTACTTCATTCTCTAGTTGAACCAGTGTATCGCTTAGGTCAACAACAGCAGCCATGTCAACAGGTCGCTGTGATTCTGTCTCTCCTTCTGAGAAGAGTTCATTATTGTCTATTGCTTCTTGAGCTTCGACTAGTAGTGGATCATCGTTCATAGTTTATTTACTTCTTGTTTCGTTAGTACAACTGGTTCTTTTAGTTCTTTGGTAGCTAAGTATCCTACTCTAGCGTAGCCAGCTATGTCAACCCAGTTATCTCTTTTGTTTTTATTGAGTTGCCTTGTGATCTTTAGTGCGACCATTGCAAGGGCAACTTGGTTGGGAGTTACACTCGTATGAAAGATGACTGACCACATTGTGGCTAATCGACCTAACTCTACTTTGCAGTCTCCGTAATCTTCTTGTCGGTCTCCTTGAGTAATACTCAGGGCTTCTTCTAGTATATCTTGTTCTGTATTTTGCATAAAGGTTGTCTGCGCCGTGGTTGGCTAGCTGGCAGACGGCAACTCGTAATTGGTAGCGAGCACTGCAACAGGCTCACACCACACCTAAACACTCACGGCTTATCTTGCCATACACCATTACACAACTGTGTAAAAGTTAACACCAAGTTGGTCCGAGGTCTATGTCAGCCACTACTGGTACTTTTAAAGTTATCGCTTCTTCCATGATCTTACCAAGTTCTTTAGCTTCTTGTTCAGTGGACACCATAGCATTGATTTCATCATGTACAGGTAGTCTGAGATCAAACCCTGCATCGTGCGCAAGTACCATAGCAAGTTTCGTTTGATCAGCAGCAGAGCCCTGAATAAGCCTGTTAAGCCCTTTGCTAACGAAGGCTCTTTGCAGATTTTTAACTTGGTCTTTATATTTCTTAGTTGCATTGTCATATCCTTTTACTGGTTTGTCGTCGTAGCTGGGCATCCAAAAGTCAAAGTGTGCTTTTCTTCCTAGTATAGTCTTAATCTCTCCTTTTTGCTTAGCTCGTAGCATTACGTTGTCAAACAGGATTCTTAGAAATGGTGCTTTAGCGTTGAACTTTTCAGTAACTAGCTTGCACTCTTCTTCTCCAATGTCTAGTTGAGTAGCCATTGTTTTGTTGCCCATCCCGTAGGAGATGCCTAGACAAAGCATTTTGCATGTGTCATAGGGTAGTCCTGTTTCTTTTTCAAAGAATGTATACAACTTCTCTCCTGCTGCAAAGGCTGCTCTAGCTTCTTCTGCTTTAGGTAGAGGCTCTCCTGTGTTGATGTCGCCTAGTAGGGCGTAATGCACTTGTAAGCGGGGTTCTTGCGAGCTGTAATCTGCTTTACACCAGAGCATGTCAGGCTCGGCAATGTACAGTGAGCGAATCTTTTTACCAATCTCACTTCTCTTAGGAACTTGCTGCATGTTTGGGTTACTTGAAGATAAGCGACCGCTTCTTGTTCCTCCTCGTTCTGATGCAGTTTGTTTAAAGTCAGCGTGGATGCGTCCTTTGTAATTTTGACCTAGAATAATGTCTTCGATAAATACTTTTCTAAGCCTGTTGATGCTACGAAGTTCATGGATAGCTTTTAGGGTTGGATCGTCTACTGATTGAAGGAAGAATTTATCTACTGAGTAATTACCTTTTTCAGTTCTAGGTACTTTAATGCCTAGCTCAGTTTCACAGTAGTGCCCTAGCTGTTGGGGAGACCAGATGTCTAAGTTTCCGAAGCGTGAGGCTAAGATGTTTTCTTTCTTTTTTAGAGTGTCGTTGTACTCTTCGGCGGCTGGTAGATTAATTGGTACTCCTTTAAGCGTCATGCTTAGCAGCACTTTAGTTACTTTGCACTCTAGTTCCCATATTTGAGTTAGGTTAGCTTTTACTAGGATTGGTTTTTGGTGCTGGTAGATGTCCCAAGTGTTTCGTGCGTCAATCTCTGCATACGTTCCTACATGCCTTGCAGCTAGTTTCCACAGACCAGCTTTTGGATCAACTCCATAGGCTTCTGCTGCTTTCTTTAGGTGTACTTCGTCTTTTGGTCTGTCTAGGTATTTTACTGATAAGCTGTTTAGTGAATAGCTAAACTGCTCTTCGTCAATTAAGGCTTCTGCAACTTGGATGTCTCGGACAGTGCAGTCGATAGATAGCCCGAGTGTACTAAGCCACCCCATGTCATAAAGAGCGTTAGCAAAAAGAATGCAATCAGCATTTTTGATTTGATCTGAAACATATTTTAGTACTAGGTTTTTAGGTAGGTTGTCTCCACCTTGGTGTGCAAAAGGTAGGTATAGGGTGTTGTTTGCGTCTGCAATTGCAATCCCTACTACAAAGCCTTCGTTACGTTTGTAACTTGGTCCTGTTTGCCGCAAGTACGGATCGTAAGTCTCAAGGTCAATTGCTATTTCTCCAGATAGTTGTGGTAGGCTTGTTGGTGATCTCCAGAAGGAACTAGGCTCTAAAGAGGAAGGTAGAGTTTTTGCTGGTTTTTCGCTGCGAGGGATTGAAAGTAAGTCTTGTTGCATAGTATATATTGGTGTATATCGGTGTATAATGTGTGCGCCCTACTGGGCTGTTGTGTCGTGCTGTGATCTCGTCCCTCGACACGTTAATTAGTGGTTCTAAGATTGAATTTGAGAGTCAAACTCGTCGTATATCTTCTTCTGAATCTTGGAGATCGAATCAAGCTCTAGTCCCTCATGGAGTGATTGCATCTCCGATATTTCATCCTCTAGTTTTCTGATCTGGTCACGCTTCTTTTGCACTGCATCCCTCCTTCCATGCCTCTCTCTCATTTCATTTACCCCTTCCTTCACTATATCGCGTTCAGTTCTCCTTGATTCGTATTTATCCTCAAGTTTTCGTTCTTCGTCGGGGGTCATTTGCCAGTCTGCTTGGTCGATACTCATAGTTTTTATTTGGTTGATTTAGTGTTGTTGCATTCGGGACAACTCGGATTGGTTGAAATCCAAGGGCTACCGATGATGTGGCAACCGTATCCGCAGGAGCTTAGTTCGTTTGCTTGTTTGTATGTCATAATTCAGTGTTAGATTGAATTGTAGTTGCCATCGTGGTAGCCAAAGTGGATGCCTCGGTGAAAGCCCCAGTGTTTGCCTACGTGGTTGCCGTAGTGGTCGCCTTCGTGGTCACCGTGGTGGTCGCCGATAAAGTCAGCATCAAGCGATGTCTGAATAAGCTTGCCGTCCTCGTTGAATTTAAAGGATGCGATTTTTAGGATGTCTTCTAATGTTGGTGTTTTCATGATGTGTATGCCCTACTTGGCTATTGGAGAGAGGTGTGGTAGTACAATGCATTCAATCAAGAATGCCAGTGCTAGCATAGGCAGTAAGAACAATATTGCAAAAGCAAGGAAAGCGGCAATCATACCCATAGTTTCATTTGGTTCTTCCATAATGTGTACGCCCTATTGGGCTTTGTTATTTGTGTTATCCAGACGAAGCCCTCTGTCCTGCCAAGCTGCTAGGGCAACCCTCTTGGTGTGTTCCGCCATTACCTTGTGGATTTGGTAGTGTCCGTAAGCCATATCTTGACCCAGTTTAGGTTGAATGTTGCTACCTACGGCATCCCACCATTCGTAAAATGCATCTGTCTTTTTGAGGTTTTCGATTTCTTTTTCTGCCTTGCTCAACATGTTGGCTAGGTTATAGTTGTCGTTTTGTTTTGTCATAATGTGTACGCCCTATTGGGCTTTATGTCTCGGGACTTTCTTATTTGCGTCATCCATCCTCATCGCTAACTCCAGAACCATACGCTCACTCCAGCCAGCGAAGGGTCCCCGCATAAAGACTTGGGTGAGGTCATCGGAGTCCCATTCGTGATACTTCTTGAGTGTTAGTTCAATCCAATGGTCTGTGACTAGCTGCCATTCGTTTTGTGCTTCGTGGTGTCTGTTGTCCATAATGTTTATGTAATTGGGAAATGTAAGTATATTACGTTGACGTGTCGCTTGTTGGATTTTTTTGACTTGAATTTACTTGAGCTGAAAATGTCCTCTGCCGCCTCACTTTTAATGAGGGGCAGAGGGGTTTGTAGTTGCGATGCTCCCCAGCATCACGGTTTCTACTGAAATTGGCTGAGCAGGTTACCCTACTCAGTTATCTAGGAAAGACGGTGGATACAGACGCGTAATGGTGGTCACGATGTCGCCTAGTCTATGCAATTTGATATAGGTGCAGTATAGAGTCGCACCTTCGTGTATCGGAGATTCATCGGTACTGCGGAAGTGCTGTAAGCGTACTTACAACAGTGACCGAGTCAGCATGATCTTGCGATGTTGCGATTGTTTAGATGCCTATGTCATCAAATAATTCATAAATACCTTTTCTACTGAGTTCGTATTCGTAGGAACAATGGTCAGCTACGAAGTATACCAGTCTTTTAGTTTTTGGATAAGCACATAGTACGCATACCTCAAGTGTTTTATTAGCTTCAGTAAGCTTTTCGATCCGTTTGTGCCATGCATACTGCATTGGTCTGAGTTTCGTAGTTTCATACTTTAATTCAATTAGTAAGGTTTTATGTTCAGTAAGCATTAGCACATCGGGAACACCACTGGATGTGGTGGTCTCGATGCGCTGGAAGAGCACGGAACTCTGGGTATATTTATATGCTAGGGTTCTTACCCAAGTCGAGAATGCTGCTTCGTTTTTCATGCTAGTTTAAATTAACGGGGTGTTGTAGGTCTTCTTCAGTTTCAATCATTAGCCAAGTTTCTATTCCTTCAGCTAAGTCTTTAGTTGTTATGTCATACATATTCCAGTTCTCTTCTATGTAGTCTTCGACGAGTTCTATGAATTGTAATCCATCTTGAGTTTCTTGATAAGCTTCGTCGTAGAGCATTTTAAGAACAGTCTCTGCAACTTCTACATCATCTAGGTGGTACATGGGTAGTACGTTAATTTCTTGGAGACAATCTTTTTCGTATCTTTGTCGGAGGCTGTCTACTTTTAAAGTCAGCATACAGCCAACTAGTACTTCTTCTGCTATGGAGCAGTACGTGACTTCGTTATCTTCCTCTTCCGCTTCTTCTGTTTTTTTTTCTGCATACCAGCCAGTTTGGTCGTCGAAATGCATCTGGCTGTTGGTTACGTAGCCATGTGCGTGTGAATAAATGTTTGGCTTACCTACAGACGTACTTTGTAACATTCTATGTTGAAATGAAGATACTGCTGGTTTCTCTACTTTGTGGTAGTGTTTGCTAAACTCTTTGTCACGTTTTTTATAGTCCTTAGACGCAGAACAGATACTGGACTCGTGAAGGTTATCGAAAGCCTGCTTCAGTTTAGTTATATTGTAGGAGGTTTGCAGGCTTTCGAAACACTTCTGTACTTTTGGATCAGCTCCGATTACGGATGTAGCTTTAACTACGCCGTGACCTGTGCCAATTGTAATACGTAAGTGGACATCTAGATCAAAAGCTTGGTCTAGATTTCCAATTGTGAAGTGTAAGCCTTCACGGTCCAGTTCGTCTGCGTGATCCGTACCTGATTGAAATGCGGAGCTGCTGCAGTGGTGATGCACAGTTCCAAACATTGTATCAGGAAAGTTCTTACGCTCTTTAGCGAAGAACTTTGAATCTGGATTAGACTTGACAGTCATACCGTTAGTAATCTGAGGTACAATCCAGAATGACCAAGGTTTCTTGTTGTTGTCTAAATCGTAATAAAGAAACACGAGTGTTTCTGATTTAAATTTTTCATAACTTAGCACGCACCAGTCAGTGATGTCCCGCCACATTTCGAAGGGGATGGGCTCACCTTTCCATGTAGGAGCTACTGACTTTACTGCAGGTACTGCACATTTGTTATAAGTAGTATATAGCTTGTTTTCTACTACTTCGTATACTTCATCGTCGTGAACTTTGTATTGTTTAGTGCTCATTATTTGCAGTCGTCTAGGGTTATAGTTTCCATACGAGACAGTGTTGACTGAAACTCGATAGGGTTAAAGCCATCTGTTGTGTTGCCGTAGCCTTTTTGAAACCAAGACCACACTAAGTAGTTGGCAAAGGATGCTGCTACATGGTTGGCAATGGCAAGCTGTGGTGTAGATTCTAGTGCCTCACCTTGACAGCGAATAGGAGAACCTGCGTTTGATGTCTCAATCTCTGGGTAGCGCATGTATGGGTCAATCTTGGGGAAGTCAATACTAAACTGACTGTCGTAGAAGAACGCTTGGCTGGTTGAGTATTCATTTGCAGCAATGATTAACGGTTTCCTCATTACGTTGGCAGCATGGATTGCTGCCCTACGTGCTGGGTGGTTGTCTGCTGCGCAGATAATTACGTCGCAAGCTTGCCCGAAGTACAGTCGATACTCTGTGTCTAGTAGGTCTTCTTCGAAGAAGCAACAAACTGACGTAGCTTCTGATTTTCGGAAGTTGTTTGCACGAAGAAGTGCATCTGCTTTGAACTTTCCTACGTCACTATTGCGAAACAACTGACGGTCAAGGTTTTTAGTTTCAAGTTTGTCTGCGTCAAATAATACGACAGACAGGTCGAAGCTCTTTTGAAGAGCTGG